CACTCGTGCCCACCGCAGGAATTGAACCTGCGTGAAATCGCTATCCAGCGTGGGCTATCCAGTTGCTATTCGTAGTCCGAGTCCGTAGCAACATCCTCAAGTAAATCATCAAGGTTGGTCATATCAACCTGAAAAATATCCTCGGTTGCCATAATCTCGGCTATTTCATGCTCGGTCATAAAGTCTAGCGCAACATCATCAGGCGTCATAATGCTAACCCCATAACACGAAGGTACTCAGGATTAACCTTATTGCGATTTACTTGCTCTTGTTTATTGCGTTCCACTTCATTATGAGCATCTATCTTTTGTGCTAATTGGATTAACACATTTTCTGTATTTTTATCTAACATGTTCATATCCTTACTGTCTGATTTTCAGACACTCACTTAAGATACATTTTTCCTAAGTGGCTCTAGTATAACATAGTCCATCCCCTAAGTCAAGTTGAGGTTCCCTATGTCTGATTTTCAGACACCCCTATCGCTGGTGTCCTCGTGGTGTGCCTCGTGGTGGTTTGTGTTGAAAAAATTGTGGCGGGTAGGCGCTCTTGTTCGCATCCTCATCCTCATCAAATAGTTTGTGTTGGTTTGTGTTGGTTTTCCCCCCGAGGTCGGGCGTGTCGGAAGTTGCAACGCACTCGGGCGTGTCTAGCTAAAAAAAATAACCCCACCCCCAAAGGGGTGAGGCTACTTTGTCGGGTTGGGTTAGGCGTTTACCTTTGCTTTTGCTTTGCTGTTTTTAGCGATTGTATTCCAACCTGATGCGCAGGTATCTGCCATTTTGGAATTAAGGACAACCGCATCAGCCATGCTCAAGGTAGCGAAAAACTTTAAGGTCATCTCCGCAAATGCTTGAGGGGTAATTCCCTTAAGGTCAGCCTCGGTTTTTTCCTCGGTTGATTTTTCTACTGCCTCGGATTTTGCCTCGGCTTTTGATTCCTCGGCTGATTCTAGGCGGTCAATAAATCCCGCATAAGTTTTGATTCCCTCAATAAGTGAGGATACACCCTCAACCCCTGCCACCCGTTGCGCTCTCATGGATGCCTTGAGGATTGTTGAGATTGGTTGCTCATCAGCGCCTTGCAATTTCTTAACCAATAAAGCGGTACCAAATCCCTCAACCTGTGAGGATTTAATTACTGGATGTTTTCCAGATTTTTCTCCCTCTTTTATTGATGCTCGGGCAATTCTTACTGATGATTCACCCTCGGACATTTTTCCATAAGTGGTTGAGATAAATCCCCAAACGCTTGCAGTTGATGTTGATACCAATTCCTTAAATCCATTAAGGATTGAGGCATCAACAATTACTGCGGTTTTAACTGCTTTTTCTGATGTTTCTTTTTTCATTTTATTTTCCTTTTCTTTGGTGGGTACTCGGTTTCCCCACTAAGAGAATTAAATCATGGATTGGTTAAAAACACCAATTCATTTAACTAGTTTTGTCACTTATTTAGTGTCTGATTTTCAGACAGCCAATAAAGGGACAAATGGTACAGATAGGACTAATTGTATCATACTAGGACAGATAGGGCAAATCGGACAAAAGGGATAGCTAGACTCGCCCGACCGCGTTGCTCAGGAAACTCTCAGGTTTGTGTTGGGCGACACGCCCGACCGCGTTGTTGAGCATCCACACCCTGTGGATAACTATTTATTAGTTGCCTGTGGATAACTATTATTTATTCCCCCCCTGTGGATAAACCTGTGGATGAGATAGTCTTATCCTGAACATTAGGGTTTGCCTACCTGTGGATAAAGTCTAACCCTTTACTAGAGGTTGAAAGTTTGAGGGGGGGTTTGTTAATTAGCGAACGCGACCCTGTTATAGTGTCCAACAATAAATTACTGTTATATAATAAGGGGGATATATATAATATATACGCTCAGCATGAGTGTAACTATTACCTATCTGTTCGCTTTTAGTACTTTGAACAGGTTATCTATAGTATATATATAATATACGGAGTCGCTCCGTTTAAGACTCCGCTCCATATAATAATATTAATAATTTATAATTATATTGGGTATAGTCTGCCCGTTTATAGGTACCGTTAAATCAGCGTTATGGGGGCAACTGTGGGTCGTAAACCAGGGGTACAAAACATTCCTAAGGATGTTGCCCAACTGCAAGTACTAGAGTTACTATCTCAAGGTGCTACCGTAATAGATGCCATGAAGGCCGTAGGGCGTAACGATGTTACCTTCCGTCAATGGTCTATGGCAAACCCAGACTTTAAAGACAAAGCGGACAAAGCACGCCTTTCAGGCAAAGGTATCAAAACGGACCTTGCCAATCTTAAAGATATATCCTTTGAGGACTTTAGTGAGCAATTCCTAGAAACTAAGTTGTTTGACCATCATAAGGCTTGGATTGATTTAGTAGAGGGTAAAGAACCAAGGTTCATCCATCCCAGTATGACCTATGAGCAAGCAGCAACCAATCGTATTCTTATTAACGTTCCACCAGAGCATGCTAAGTCTACAGTACTTACCATCAACTATGTTACCTATCGGTTATCCATAGACCCCAATGTAAGAATCATCATTGTATCAAAAACGCAGGGTATGGCACGTAAGTTCCTATCTGCGATTAAGACAAGATTAAGCCATCCTAACTGGACCAAGATGCAAGTATCTTTTGGACCTAACGGTGGTTATAAAGCAGATTCACCAACCTGGTCTGCAGACATGATTTATCTAGGAGCAGGAAGAGACTCTGGCGAAAAAGACCCTACGGTGCAAGCCTTAGGATTTGGTTCTCAGATTTACGGTGCTCGCGCCGACCTGATTATCCTTGATGATGTGGTGATGAATGCAAATGCCCATGAGTGGGAGAAGCAAATTGAATGGCTTCAAAAAGAAGTTATCACCCGCCTAGGGCGGCACGGAAAATTACTTATAGTAGGAACCCGTGTCGCGCCTATTGATTTATATAAAATGATTAGAGACCCTGACCAATGGACTGGTGGGAAAACTCCTTTCACATACATGGCTATGCCAGCCGTATTAGAATTTGATGAAAACCCTAAAAACTGGAAAACACTCTGGCCTTGGACGGATAGGGCAGAAGGAGAACAGGACGAACCTAATGAGCAAGGACTATATCCCAAATGGGATGGACCTTCGCTTTTTACAAGGCGGTCTGAAGTTGCTCCGAGTGTCTGGGCTATGGTCTACCAGCAAGAAGACGTCCAATCCGACTCCATATTCTCGCCAACAATTGTCGCAGGATGTGTTAACGGTATGCGAAAGCGTGGACCTCTTAAATCAGAAACGCCAGGACATCCCAAAAACATAAGTTCAACTTATACTATTATTGGATTTGACCCAGCAGTAACGGGCAGGTCAGCCTTTGTGGCTGTATCTTATAATCGTGCTGATGGACGCATATATGTTTTAGACTGTGTTAATATGTCTGACCCTACCCCCCAAAAAGAGAATGCTCTTATTAAAGAATGGGTAGAAAAGTTTAAGCCTCAAGAGTTTAGGGTTGAGATTAACGCCCACCAAAAGTACTACGCTATGGACTCAGAACTGCGTGAGTATCTAGCATCCTACGGGTGCCAACTTAACTCACACTTTACTGGTAAGAATAAGTGGGACGTAGGATTCGGTGTAGCCTCTATGGCTAGCCTACTAGGTACGGTACATGATGGTAGATTCCAAGATAACAACATATTAGAATTTCCAAGCAATGAAGGCTCTGAAGGACTTAAGTCTTTAATACAGCAACTTATAATCTGGAAACCTGATACCAAAAACCCAACTGACTGTGTTATGGCTTTATGGTTTGCTATTATTCGTTGTAGAGAATTAATGCAAAAGTCAAGCAAGATTGGTAACTATCAGAATAATAGATGGGCTACCAGAGCACAACAAAGTAAAAGATACGGAATCAATTTAGACGAAGCCTTTTCAGAGCAATGGGCTGAAACATATAACTGATAGGACACAATGGCATTATCAATTGAGCAAATAGCAGCGCGGGTTCAATCCTTACGCTATAGAAGTACAGAGCGTGATAGTCGCAACCTTGATGTACTTGCTGTGCGTAGAGGTAAGATTGCCGATGTATACCCTAACTTTTTTCCAGAGGGAGTAGACGCTAATGTCGTGGCAAATTTTATTGATGTCGTTGCCAGGGACCTTTCGGAGGTTATGGCACCTCTTCCAGCGATTAACTGCTCAGCCGCTAATCAAATCAGTGACCGTGCTCGTGTTTTTGCCGATAAGCGTACTCGTATTGCTAGCAATTACTTTCAACACTCTGACCTTGCGGTACAGATGTACCAAGGAGCAGATTGGTATATAACCTATGGTTTTATTCCATTTATAATTGAATTAGATGAAGAGTCAAAACTTCCTCGTATTCGTATTGAGAACCCAATTGGTTCATATCCAGAGTTTGACCGTTATGGACGATGCATTGCTTTTGCTAAAAGATACAGTCTTACTCTTGGTGAGTTAGTAAGTCAATTCCCAGAGTATGATAGGGAACTACTTGGTGCTGGTGGGTATAATCAAGATTTAAATAACCAAATAGAAATGATTCGCTACTATGACGAAGAGCAATCAATCATCTATGTACCAACAAGACATAATTTAATTTTATCTCAAGCCAAGAATCCTCTTGGTAAGATAATGGTAGTTGTTGCACGTAAGCCATCTATTGATAGCGAACTGCGTGGACAATTTGACGACGTACTTGGAATTCAGTTACTCCGCAACCGTTTCGCCTTATTGGCAATGGAAGCAGCGGAGAAATCAGTACAGGCGCCTATTGTACTTCCACAAGATGTACAAGAACTCCAGTTGGGTGGCGATGCAGTTATACGCACAGCCAACCCAGCAGGTGTTCGTAGAGTAGAATTAACCCTTCCTCAAGGAGCATTTACAGAACAAAATGTTCTTAACCAAGAATTAAGAGTAGGTACTCGTTATCCAGAATCAAGAACTGGAAACATTAGCCAATCAGTTGTTACAGGTCAAGGTGTTCAAGCCCTTCTTGGAGCATTTGATACACAGGTTAAATCAGCACAGGCTATCTTTGCAGCAACACTTCGTGATGTAATTAAGATATGCTTTGAGATTGATGAAGTAATTTACCCAGAAGAGAAGACCATTCGTGGTGTTGATTCTGGCTCACCATATGAAGTTGTATACAAGCCAAGTAAAGACATCAAGAAAGATTACTCTGCTGATGTTCGTTATGGTATGCTTGCTGGTCTTAACCCAGCGCAAGGTCTTATCTTTATGCTACAAGCACTTGGAGGCAAGTTAATCTCTAAGGATATGGCTATGCGTGAGTTACCATTTACAGTTAACGTAAGCCAAGAAATTGAGAAAATTGAAATTGAAGATATGCGTACTGCACTACTTGGTTCATTAACTGCATATACTCAGGCAATTCCACAGATGGCAACACAGGGACAAGACGCATCTGAAGTTGTAAGAAAAATTGCTTCGGTAATCAAGGCTCGCCAAAAGGGACAAGCATTAGAAGATGCTATTGAGGCAACCTTTGCACCGCAGCAACAAGTCCCTCCTGCTGGTGCCTCTAATCCAATGGTTGAGCAAACGTCCCCTGCTCCCTCTGGTGCCCCAGTAGGAGGCTCTCCTTCCCCTCAACAAGGCGCTCCAATGGCTGCACCAACTCCCCCACCAGATATTCAAACAATTCTTTCAAGTTTAACATCATCAGGAAAAGCAAGTGCAAGGTCAGTAACTAAAGGCTAATTAAGTAGGGGACAATGACAACAATTATAGGACTAGAACATAAAGACCGTTGTTTTATAGTTGCTGATAGTCAAACAACTGATGCAGATGGTAGGATTTATACACATCCTGAAGTAAAAAAGATTTCTGAAAATGGCATGTTTTTAATTGCTGGTTCTGGTGAAACATTGCCTTGCGATATAGCACAACATATTTGGGAGCCACCAACTCCTACTAAACAAGATAAAGAAGACCTTTATCATTTTATGATTGTAAAGGCAATGCCATCTTTGCGTAAATGCATGTCAGCAAATGGATATAATTTTGAAGAAGATAGTAAAGAAAATCGCTTTCAGTTTATAATGGCTGTTGGTGGAGAAATATTTGATGTTGACCAAGAGTTATCAATAAGCAAATCTGTAGATGGAGTATATGCTGCAGGCTCTGGAGCCACCTATGCACTAGGTGCTTTATATGCAGGAGCAGACGCTTTTGAAGCAATGGAAATAGCATCTAAACTTACAGCATTTACTGCTGGTCCGTATATATCAAAAGAACAACCTAGGAAAATTAAGTAGGAGGAATCATGGCTGAGAATCGTGGCGGCTTTCGCCCAACAGCACCACAGAACAATCCAGCAAATGTTTCTGGTACTGGTGGAAATGGTCAATCTGGAGATTATACTGGATTTGCATATGGACAAAATAAAGCATTAAATGATTCAAGGGTTGCTGGCAATAAAGCAGTAGCATCTGTTGCGCCAAGTATGCCATCTGGCCCTATCCTTCCGCCAACTGTGCCTATTACTGCTGAAACTCAAATGAAAGACCAAAGCGTTATGCATGGAGCACCAATAGGTGCTGGAGCAAATTCTATTCCTGGGCTTCCACAACCTATTTCAGATGACCCAGATATACAGGCAATGAGAGACGTTTACCCAATTTTACAAGTTTGGGCAAGTCAGCCTGGTTCATCTCAAGGCACAAAAGATTATGTTAGATATTTAGGAACTATTATCCAATGAGTGTATGGGAAAGAATCGGAAATATACAAGATTTTTTCAAACATGGACAAAAGAGTGTAGGACCATTTAACTCAGATAAAAAAGTTAATTTTGGTGTAACTCTTGACATAGCGAAAAGTCTTCCTAACAATCCAACTTACTATCAGAACTCTATTGATAGCGCAAAAAATCAACTTGCCGCTATGAATATACAACCTGGTGATAAACAATTTTCTCCAAATGATGCTGTTGAAAAAGCACGTGTACAAAGTTTAGAAATTTTAAAAGGAACTGTTGGTCAACCAGCAGGTATAGCGGCTGGTGCAATTGCTGGTTCAGTAATACCTGGAGTTGGAACATTAGCAGGTGCTGGATATGGTACTGCTGCTTTTGGACTTGCTCAATTAGATAAAGAAACTGATGGAAAAGTAAGCAAAGCGTTAATGGCTGGAACTATGGCTGGACGCTCTAATTATGCTTTTGTTAATGATATTTCAAGACACAATGCTGGCCTAGGTCTCCTTTCTGGATTACATGGGCTTGTTTATGGCATAGGTGGAGCAATTGCTGGCGCTTCTGTAGGTTCACTCGGTTTTGGTATTGGTGCAATACCTGGTGCTATTTCTGGTTTTGCTATTGGTTCAGCCGCTGGATTAGCAGCAGAACGTAATATTGCTAAAAGTGGCGCATTAGATAAAATTGATTCAAGATTAAGAGATTCTGCTAATTATGCTGAAACTAAACTTGGACAAGAACAATATAATGCTGGAAGAGATGCAACTCGAGCAGCATCTTTTATACTTGGCTGGAAAACACTAGGTGACACTAATAAAGGTATTGGCGCTGTAACTTCTGGTCTTTTTAATGTTGGCCTTGAAGCAACAACTGCTGGAGATATTAATGCTATTAAACTTGTTGGCGGTACTGTTCGTGGTGCTGTAGTTGGCGGAGTTACGAAAACCAGTGTTGGCCCAGTTGAAAGTAAATTCAACGATTTTGTTGGAGAACAACATAGAACTGCAGATAAACTAGAAGCAGATATTGAAACATTAAAGAAAACTGGAGCGGGTGAACAAACCGTATATACTCCAATATTTAAATTTTACAGAGAAACTCCACCTGCCGTAACTATTAATAGACCAGAATTTAAAAATAATGAACTTGGTCAAGTTGGCGGAACATTACTATTTGGAAAAAGTGATGCTGAAATGTCACTTATATTTCGTATAGGTCGTGGAGACCCTACTGCTTGGACAGAATTACAAGCAAAACATGCAGATACATTTGCCCAATTAGCACGTTATGAAGGAATACAAGAGGTAATTGAAACTTCAGGCACTCAACGTGTAGCATACGGCTTTAGTGTTGATGGTAGACATATAGCAGTATCTAAAGACCATACTGATATATTAGAAGCAGAAATTGCTGCTACCCGTGATAAATATAACTGGTTAGATAAATCTCTTAAACTTGATAGTGCATTACAGGAAAGAACTATATCTAAAATTCCTGGAGTCGAAGCATTTAGAAATGATGTTGCTAAACAAAAATATGCAAATCAACTTGAGCAAGGCACCCTAGACATATCAACAAGAGAAACTGCTCTTGGTAAAGTTATGCAAAAAGTATTTCAAGTAAATGGACTATCTTTTGTATTAAAGAAAATTGATAGAGCATTGGACGATGCTCCACATCAAACCATTAACTTTAATGACCCAATTCAAAGTTCTACCAGATTTCGTACAACTGCAAGAACGGCTATTAATAAAGATTTAATAGCACCTGAAGAAGCAGGAGTATTTTATAATTCATTTGTAAAAGCAAAAAATGAAGGTGAAAAATCAAAGTTAGTTGATGATTTTACAACTAGAATATTTGAGCAAGTTGGAAATAAATATGGTATTCCAGCAAGCGTTAAAGATGTAGTTCTAGCAGAGTGGTTAAGACTCACTAGGTCAAATAAATCTAAAGCACAGACTGCTGCTGCTGAAAATAAAGCATATATGATTGATGATGCTAAAGAGGCTATATCTGACCCACAATTAATATCTCAATTAGCAAACGGTGGCTATTTACCTGATGTAGAATTAGTTGATAAAGCATTCAAGCGTTATGCTAAGAAAAAAGGACCTGAAGCAAGCCTTCCAATTAACGCTGCAATTTTAGGTAAAGCAACATTAGATGAATTTCAATCTATTTGGCGTTTATTAACCTTAGCACGTGTAGGATTTCCTATAAACGTTATAAGAGATTCAACCCTACGCACATGGGGAGATGGAACTTTATTCTATTCTTTAAAAAATCTTGGAGAAGATTTTGCAAATGATATTGCAAATGGTGCTCAAACAGTTACAAAAATTCAAAACTGGACTGCTGGAGTAGTTAACAAAGATAAAAATCTTGGTAATATTCGTCAACAAATTTCAAATCGAGTAGTGGCCCTTGACCATGCTAAAGCAGCAATTAAACGTTCAGGTTACGACCCACTTAAACCACCAAAAGAGATTCCATTAGAACTACAAAAAACATTAGATTATGCTTCTGGTCTTCAGGGAACTATTAATGAGTTACGCAGACAAGAAAATGCTTTAGTTAAGAATATACCTACTAAAATAGTAGCCCGCGATAAGATAGATGTTAGTGGGTATACTTTTCCTGCTCCCTTTTCTGGCCGATTTGGGGAAATAAGCAAATCTAAAATTTTTGGCAAAGATGATATTCGTGGTTTATTGGCTTCTGTTCGCGAACTTGAAATGGCAAATGTTCGCAGAGACAGAGATGGTGGACGTGTAATTCTTGCTACGGAAAATGAAGACCTACATCTTCAATCTTGGAACAATGTTTTAAATAATATTTTACGAAATGACCCAGTTGCATCTAAGATAATGTCTGGAATGGCAGAAAAAGATGTTATTGCTTGGATTAAAAGTCCAGAATCTGGAACATATTTAGAGCGTTTTGGATATGACCCTGTGGTAAAACGTCCATTGCGATACAATGACGCTAATTACATTTATAACCGTGTATTAAACGCTGTAAATCAATTTGCTCCTGAAATTAGATTACAAAAATTAGTCGTTGCTGATAAAGCAAATGTTTTAGAACTTAAAAAAATGTATCCAGATATTTCAAATCGCCCAGCAGTTATTACTGACTTGGCTTTAGATTTAACTGGAAACAGTAATATAGTTCGCTACGTTTCTGGTTTGGTAAAAGATACTGTTGCTTGGTTAGCAACAGTTCCAACAAGTAAACTATCCTATTCTCCATATTTTGCCGCTAAGTATGAGCAAAAACTTCAAAGCATGGTTGCTATTGCAAATGCTCAGGGTAGAAAACTTACCGAAATTAACAGGAATCAATTTGAGGCTAATGCTAGAGCATATGCTCTTAATGAATATCGTCAAAAGATAAATGCCTTTAATCGAGATATGAACTATCCTGGATTAATGAATTATATTCTTGCATTTTTTCCAGCCCTTGTAGAACAATTTAGGGCATATGGAAAAATTGCTGTAGAACATCCAGAGTTTCCATATAAAATGGTTCAAATGTCTCAGATTCCAAATCAAATAGGACAGGTAAGAACTGACCAATTTGGAAACGATTATGTAGAAGTCACATTACCTCTTCTGGGTTTAAAAGGACGGCTTCCTACAAGTTGGTTTAATCCAATTAACCCTACAGGTGGACACGTACTTTCTGCCAGCGCAGCGGTTACTGCCTCTGTTAACTGGATTGCCCAAAGAAAAGATTTGCCAGAAACGTTTACTAAACTTGTTTTACCATTTGGAGTTCAATCAAATACTATTTCTGCGCTAACGCCAAATACATTACGCCAAGGTGGAAGATTGTTCCAAGCATTTGCTTCTAAAAATGGTGAGCAATTTAATAAAGATACTAACATGTTTTTAGAAATACAAAGAAAAGAATTTACAGATTTAAATCATAGACAAATGACTCCTGCTGAATTAGCAACAAGTCTTGAGCGGTCTAGGACTAATTCTGTATATTTAGCAGTATTAAGATTTTTAGGTTCTGGTATACTACCGCTTCAACCACAATATACAACATCTCTACAGGTTTATTCAGATTTACTGGCAAAGTACAATAAAGAGTATGGTGCTGACGGAACCGATAAATTCGTAGCCGATTACCCAGATTTCTTTATGGTTGCTGATAAACTTACAGACTCAACTTCTGGTCTTCGTTCTGACGATACAGCAGTTACATTAGTTAAAAAGAACCCTGGTGTTGTAGAAAATATAGTTGCATCTATTGGAGAAAAGAACTTAAATGTTCTTGGGGCAGTATTTAATGATGATGATTATCAATTCTCTAGTACTGCTCAAGCATGGTTAACTAATAATGCTATACCTGGAACTAGACAAAAATTTAAAGAACAGGGTGCTGCTTTAGAAAATAACCGTTCTTCAATCATTAAAAAAGGTTGGAATGATTATCATAATCTAATTGAGATTGTATCTTTAGAACTTGAAAATAATAATCCACCCATAGACCCAGCAACTGGGTATGGTAAAAGCATTGTTGATTCTTACAAAGAAGCATTTATTAATAAAGCCAAAACTGATAATAACCTTTGGTACAATGCTAAAGCAGGTGCTGGATTTCAGAATAAATTAGTTTCTACTGTTAGTGCTCTAACAATAGCGGCAAACAGTCCTGAACTATGGAGTGACCTATCTAAGCAACCTAGATGGCATACAATTGTTGAGTACTTGAATTTCAGATATGATATATATGATGCTCTGCAGGCTAGAGGAACTACTATAACTTCTGCAAAGGCTGCTGATATTAAAGAAAAGGCTGATGCAATGGTAGGAAAACTTCGTAAAGAGGATATTTCTTTTGGTAAGTTCTATGATATATATTTTGATGGAGATACGTTTGATGACCCAACATTGGAGAATAAATGAGCATGACTAACCCTGTAGTTGGAAGAGATAGCACTGCTATCACCCCAGATAGTGGACTTATTACAAACCAAATGAACCCTGCGGGCAAGGTATCATCTTCTCCATTATTGGATACTATAAACAGCAAACTTGGTCTTAAAGGAATTACTATTGATAGTACTCCAGTTGCTAAAATAAACTTTGTTCAAACTTTGAATGATGCACAACTTGGAGTTATTGCTAAGCAATTAAAAGTTAGAGGAATGCACTTTAACGCATCCAAAAAGGAAATCAGAAAAATTATTGCTGAAGACCCAGTAATTTCAAAATTTGCTTCTGAGAGCACTGGCGGTTATGCAGACTTTATGCAAAGACTTATGGAAGATTATCTTCCTAGTGCAACTAATCAGCCAGCCCCAAATCTTCCTACACGTCAAATTAATGAGTACCAGCCAGAAGTATTAAACAAATTAATTGATAACGTTTATAAATCAGTTGTAAAGAAACCACCAACCGACGCACAACGTGCTACTGAGTTGGCTAAACTTCAACAACAAATTTCAGAGGGTACGGTTACTACTACTTCTCAAGTTAAAAACCCTAAAACAGGTAAATTAGAAAATGTAACTAAAACAAGTGCAGGATTTTCTCAAGCCGCTGCTGAGGCAAATATAGCAGCAGGTATCAAGGCTACTAATCCAGATGCAGTAGATGCAGCAAAACGAGCAGAGTTTTCTTCATGGTTAACTCAGAATGTGGCGGGTGCATAAATGGCTACTGGTACCGAAACCGCTGCGTCTTATGGAATTAGTGAGGCATTACTTGCTGCACATCCAGAGTTAGTTGTTGTATTTAATCTATTTAAAGCAGAGGATATTCCTGGTGCTTTAGATGCTCTATACAAAACATCATATTATCAAACTTTAAGCAGCACTGTAAAATCAAGAGAAAAAATGAAATTAGAGCAACCCGCAGTATGGGCAGATGCTCTCAATAAATATAAACTTGCTGCTCAAAAGCGTTTAGTTGTTTCAGGTGTTCAAATTGACAATGCTACATTTGATACATTAGTAAATCAAGCATTCTCTACTGGTTTAGATGATAACCAATTAGACAAAGCAGTATTAACATCTGGTAAAATTACAGGTTTTGGTGGCAATGTCCTTGGTGATACTACAACACTAAAGTCATATGCCTCTGAGTACGGAGTAAATATCCTTCTTAATGATGCATATTGGAATCAAAAATCTAAAGACCTATTTGCTAAAACTACTACTGTAGATGACATTCAAAAAGAAATTAGAACCTTATCAGCAAGTGCTTACCCAGCATATGCTCCTGGTATTGCTGCAGGACAAAGTTTAGATGCTCAAACATCTTACATTAAACAAAGCATTGCTACATTTTTAGAAAAAGACCCTGATACCATTGGATATGATAATCCATTATATAAAAGAATAACTCAGTATGTAGACCCAACAACTCAAAAGCCAGCAGCAATGCCAGCATGGCTAGTTGAAAAAACAATTAAAGAAAGTCCAGATTGGCCATTTACAAAAAATGCTCAAGAGTCAGCAGACACTGTTGGTGTGAGAGTCCTTAGGGATATGAAAGTGTTAGGTGCCTAACTATGCCAACAGATTCTAGAGCAGAACTACTTGCCGCTGAAAGATTGGCTGCAGCGCAAGCAGTTACTGCACCTAAACCTTTTGATGCAGCAGCATTCTTAGCCAGTGCGCCAAGCGGTGCAGCCGCTGCTCAAGCAGTTATAGATAAAATGACTGCAGCAGGTTCAACTCCTGCCGAAGCAGCATCATCAGCACGATACACTGGACAAGCATATGATTATTATGCTGCACAAAAAGCAGCCGCCGACGCAGCAGCCGCGAGAGCAAAAGCAGAAGCAGAAGCAGCCGCAAAAGCAAAAGCGTTAGCCGATGCAGAAGCAGCAAAATTAGCCGCTGGAAGAAATGCTGCCGATAATCCTACACCAACTATAACATCTACGGGTAACATTAGCACAGCAGGCGCTGGTGCTCCTACTACTACACCAACACAAACTGCAGCAGAAAAAGCATTAGCAGACATAGCCGCACAAGCGGCAGCAGATGCAGTATCAAAAAGACAAAATGCTTTCAGTTCTTTATCAAGTTTATTTGCTAAATATGGATTAGAAACTTTAGTTCCAAAAATTCAAGAACTTATTGTAGGTGGTGCTGGAGAAGCAACCATTACATTGGCTTTACAGGCTAGCGATGAGTATAAGGCACGTTTTAAAGCAAATGATATTCGTGTTTCAAAAGGTTTAGCAGCATTAAATCCAGCAGAATATATATCTCTTGAAGGTACATACCGCCAAGTTCTTCGCGCATATGGATTAAATCAATTTAATACTAATGATTATGTATCTCAATTTATAGCAAATGATGTATCTCCTACTGAACTTACCAATAGAGTGGTTACGGCAGTGCAAAGAGTACAAAATGCTAACCCAGCAATCCAAGCAACACTTAAAGATTACTATGGAATTGGTAGTACAGATTTAGTTGCTTACGTTCTTGACCCAGAGAATCAAATGGCTAATATTCAAAAGCAAGTAACTGCATCCGAAATTGGGGCAGCAGCAAAGAATCAAGGACTTCAAGCAAACAAAGGTACATCTGAGCAACTTGCAGCACAAGGAATAACACAAGACCAAGCACGTCAAGGATATTCAACTATTGGTGACATATTACCAACAGCAGAAAAACTTAGCAGCATTTACGGCACAGCACTTCCTGGATATAACCAGACAACTGCAGAACAAGAAGTATTTAATCAATCAGCAGAAGCAAAGCGTACTAGACAAAAGTTAGCAGCAACAGAAATTGGAACCTTTAGTGGTTCTGCTGGAACAAGTAGAGGTTCTTTCTCAACTCAATATTTAAATAAATCATCTAGTTCAGGGCAGTTCTAAATAGAATCCTGTGTGACCGACCAGCACACACAGCGTAAAAGACTGGTAGTAAGAGCCAGACCGATTCCCCGATTGGAACCTGAGGCTTGCGACTAAACAAACGAATAGAAGGGTGGGTTGCTATGAGCAACAACTACTGGGATGAAGACGAAGACGACCAAGATACCGACAACGAGGCGCAGATGGATGGAAGCGATTTACTTAAAAAATTGCGGAAAGCCAAGCGTAGCGATGAGAAGCGTATTAAGGAACTCACTGAGCAACTTGAGGGATTATCCAAGTCGCAGCGTGAGCGTATAGTCAAAGATGTCCTAGACAAGAAGGGTGTCAATCCAAAGGCACAACGTTTAATCCTTAAAGAC